ATGCGCTTGCCGTAGCGCTGCACTTAGCATTTGAACTGGCCCTGTAAATTACCGAGGCGAGCGCAGACGATGACGACGTTGCCGTCACGTCCGATGCGGCGCTGATGCTCGTTGATCGTCCTATCGCCGCCGTAGCGGTTACAATGACACTACCAACAACGGTAAAAGGTAAGAAAGGCATTATTCAAATGTGATGTCGATACCCCCAGGGTCGACGGTTACAGTATCTCCTGTTGCTGGCGTGAATGACGATACAACAGCACCGAACATCAGCAAATTTCCGCCGGAAACAGCGTCGTAAAGACCCCAATGCGTTACAGTACCCCATGTGCTTGCCCAGGCCGGAAAAGTAATTCTTGTACCATTGCTTTTGATGCCGGCGACGGCGCTCGGCCAATTCGCGGAATTGTTCGTGATTTCCACGCGCGCATATCCACTTCCAGGGCTACCACATTCAGTTCCAGTCCCATTTTCAGTGGGATTGGAAGTGAACAAAGCCAGAAAAACAGAGTTTGGCGCGTTGTAAGGAGTGTCACCAAGCACATGATCCGCCAGCCTATTTTCCAAATACGAGGAAAGAGCGGACATAGATCAATCAAGCGTGATGTTCAGTTGCCCGATGGCAAACGAAAGGGTGTCGGTATCGTTGATGAGTTTTGCTGCGTTAAGCGCGCCGAAAAACAAGATCAGTCCACCGGTCGATGCGGACATGATTGCCCAATGCGAAACCGTTCCCCACGATCCGCCGGATGCTGGCGTGAAAGTGAATGCGATTCCGTTCGACTTTTGACCACCAGACGAGGCGGGGAAATTAGTTGCGTTGTTGGTGATCGACAACCGGGTATAACCGTTGCCTGCCACTTCCGTTCCGCCGCCAGTTTCAGTTGGTGCAGCGGTGAAAAGTGCCAGATAAACAGTCCCCAGTCGGGAGTAATCGCTGCCGCCGAGGATGTGGTTCATCACCTTGTCTTCCAAATCAGATGAAAATGCGCTCATGATGTTGCTTTCTTGTTGTAGGGTCTGGTTGTTTTTGGTGCTTCGACTGGATCCGTTTCAGGCTCGATGACTGGTGCTGGCTCGGCGATCACAAATCCGGAGACTTGCTGGTTTGCCATGCGTTGCAGCGGCCATTGCTTCGCCATCAGGGTATTGAATTCTTCCGCATCCAATTCGCGGCCTTGATAAATGAATTTGTCGTATTTGCTGTTGTAGATAAATTCCCCGCTTTTCGTTCCAGAAGAACGACGCAGGCCAACGAGGTAGAGTAGGAATTTCATAAAAAATTGGTGGGCGGGGGTCGCTAAACAGACGACCCCCGCCGCTTGGTTACGACGTGATTACTGGCAGGTTGAGGTCGGGGTAAGAAACCGCATGAACCAACCGGATTGCCGAAGGCACCCGGCCAGCGCGGTCAGTGTAGAGTTTTTGACCGAACACCGAGGCAATGTATCGCTCGGTGATGAATCCGCCCTCTTGCTTTTGCAGCATGTTCTGACCACGGTATTTGCCGTAGCCGCGAAACGCCGCACTTGCGCCCAGCATCAGGGTCGAGCCAATCGGCACGCCTTTTGCATTTGCTGCGATGATGACTGAGCCAGTATCGTGAGCATCGGTGTTTACCGTGCCGCTCCACGTAACACCGCCAAGAGTTGTTACGGCAGCTCCGGAAGCAGCAGCAGCAAGACGATTGACAATAGTAATCTTCTGGCCGTTGTTTCCCGTGGTGTAGCTGTAAAAGCCCCACTTTCCGGCAGCAGCGCCAGTCTTGTTGTAGATGATCAGATACTTCGTTTTTGATGGAGGAGAAAACGCCGAACCACCCACGTTTTCCATGAATGGATAAGCAAATCCTTCAAAGAACTGGAAGAAGTCGATGTCCGTCCGTGTGTTCGTCAGGTTGTCAGCACCACCACCAATAATGTCAATGGCAGTTGTCCCGGCAGCGATTGCGGTGCCGAGGAATGCGCGAGGATTCATGAATGAACCAACGGCACCAACGCCATCGTGATCGAGCGGATTGTATTCACGGATAACGTGACCATCGACGTTTGCATATCCACCACGGAAAATCGTATTTTCCGCTCCTCGGGTTTCGGCTTGTGCGCGAATCGTGAGGTAAGCGGAATCGATTTTCAGACTGGACAATGACGGCACCGTGCTGATGACGATATTGCTGTGAATTGGTGCTTCGTTCACACCGGCGCGAAGGATGTTCGCGGGGCGACCACCGAGCGGTTGCAGCGTGGTACCCATGCGGACAATCTCATTCCAGTCCAGCGTATCGGCAGAAAGAAGTGTTGCCTCGGTTTTTGCGGATGCAAACAGAATGTTGTTGTCGGGCAGGAGCAGGTGAAAGGCAGCAAACAGTTGCTCCGACTTCTTGCGTCCGAGCCATTTGCCGAGTTCCACGTTGTCCTGAGAAGCGATTTCATCACGCATACCCAATACTTCTTCGGCGCGCTCGTTAATCGAGGTAGCATGGCGAAGCCAGTCCACTTTCAGGTCAAACGAGGAAATCTGCGTTTTCTCGAAATCGGCAAGAGCGGTGAACATCGAATCACCCTGCTTGCCGCGACCGTAGTAACCGCTGCGAGTGGTGAAGGTGATTTTCTGACCAGCACCTTTGGAGGTGTCGGTGACGGTGCGGATAGGTGAATCCTTGCGCGAACCTTCGAGGTTGGCAAAGAAGTCCTCCGTTTGTTCTCCCACAAGCACACCTTTTTGCCAGAGTTGGCGCACGGCGGCTGGGGCTAGGGCGGAAAGCGAAGTTCCGGTGTTTTGTGATGTAAAGTCAGGCATAATTTTAATAGGTTGATGTTGCTCGCAACATCCCTTATGCCTGGATGGATTAGCTTACTGTCCCGACAAGCGCCTCGTATTGCGCGAGGGTCATGTCGTTATTAGCCAATGCGTCCAAGATAGGAGCTGCTGCGTTGGTAGAGCGGGTTGTTCCGCTCGACGGTTGAAGTGCAGGACGCATTGAGACTTTCTTGATCACGGTGTTTTTGGGTTGCGAACGTGGCGCGATTGTCAAGTTGTTCGCCGCCATTTGCGCGACTCGAAAGGCTTTTTTCGGATCATAGATCAAAGGATTGTCCGTCGCAATCAGATCGCGGTCGATGCGAGCCATTTCCTTTGCCAATGCCGAGTTCGGATTAGCCGAATCGGGGTAAAGGGCGACTGCTTCATTTGCGTAAGATTCAGCTTCGGAGTAGAATGCTTGTTCCTCGGAATGTGCCTCTGCTTGCTCTTTGACGGCAAGCTGGCTTCGTTTGTCCTTGAGATCGTCAAGCTGTTCTTCCAGTTCGATTTGCAGGTCAGCATCAAATTCCTTGATTGCTTCTTTGCGGCGAGCTTTCAGATCGGCAATTTGATCGTCAATGGATTTGACGGATTCCGTGTTACTTTCCGCTTCTTGGTGGGCAGTCTCTGGATGCAGCTTTTTCGCTGCCTCAATCGATTGCTCAAGTGTCCACTCGGGGTTAGCCTTGTGAAGCGCAAGCGCGGTGCGTTCTACGTCGTTCTTTGCTTTGATCCGGTAACGTGCGGCCTTCGGTTGCTCCTCCTCTTCCTCGGATTCCTCATCGGTTTCTTCGGCGGGTGCCTCTTGCTCGTCAGCTTCCTCGATCGCTTCCTCCTCGGGGGATTCCTCCTCTGTTTCGGTGGTTGCGTTTTCGTCAGCGTAGAGAAGTGCGTTCACTTCCTTGGCGTAGTTACGTGCGTCATCGGGATCGAAATTGACCCCTAACGAGCCTTGCGACTCGCCCATTTCAGTCGTTGATGCAGCGGATTGCTCCTGTTGATTGTCGGACATGAATTGATATTTACGTTTTTCGCGTAAAAATCAAGTTTTTCTTTTGGTTTTTTTTCAGCTACGTGTATTATCGCATCATGCTTCATATTTCACCGCAAAATCTTTCCGGCTCGACCGAGCAGAAAATTGCTGATTTATCAAGAGAATTGAACACGATTCAGCGTGAAGTGAATGGCATGGGCCGTCAAACTCTTCGTGACGCTAACGGGAGGGAATGGGCGGTTTTGGCATCTCCCAAAGGGAAACGTCGCGTCGTTTCCGCGCACAATCCTTTCGATGTGACCCTGGGCGAAGAGGATGGAAACTACTACGTCAAGGTTCGCCTTGGTTACGTCATCGAGCGCGCCGTGGCGGTCGGGCTGGATGGCGAGGCGCTATTCTACCATGAATGTTCAAATCGTCTGGATTCGGAGAAAAAACGCAGGAAATTCACCATTCGAGTCGGCGAAGCGATCTTCGTTTCGGTCAGCGAGGACAAAAACGGGCGGGTAATCGGCAATGCCGTTGAATTGGCGGTCTATTCCAAAGACAAACTCTCGACCAATTTTATTCCCGAGAAACAACCAGGCGCGTATTTCTACAAACTTGCCGAGCTGATTGAAGAAGATGATGAAACCAAATTGAGGTTTTACGCCGGCGGGAGCAACATCTACCACTCCACCGGCCTTACTTGCGACACGCGGATCATGGCCTGCGCGACTTATCCTTACTCTTTTCCTCCCGCTCAATTATCGAGAATATCGTTTGTCTCCGGTCGCGTCGTGGCGCTCGATCAGACCGTCGAAGAACGTCCGCTATCTGCCAACGTCTCAGATGCCCATGTCGAACACTGCACCTAAACGGGCATTTGTTCTCAGCCGAGTAAGCGACTGGGAAATTGCATTGAAATGCGCCGATAGGCTTCGCGCGCAAGGATGGATAGCAAAAATCCTGTGTGACCCGATTGATTGGGATGTCATGCCGCCGGAATCTCTGCCGGCCAGCTACTCGACGCAAGGACGTGGGATGTTTGGCATACCCTGCGCCTTGGGCGTGATCGACGGGGTATTGCGGCATTCCTCGCCCGGTGATGTGGTTTTCAAGACGGATTGCGACGTTTGGCTGTCAGACGAATGCTCCGCATGGTTCGGCGCTCCGGATATGGCGCGGGCGCTGCGGCTGAACAAGCGAAACAAAGAACCGTGGGGCGGGGCGTGGTCGGCGAATCGAAATCACGTAGAACAGGCAAGATCGGTGCTTGCTGTCACGCCTCCATGCAAATGCCCTGACAGTGTTCTCTATTTGCAATCACTGCATCGATCTGGCAAAGGCCTCGAAATCCACCCTGAATGGATGGCGGACGAATGGGAAAGCGCATTCCCCGATCGTGGTGAGCATTGCAGGACATTGCCCATTGCGCGCATCATCGATCGGTACGCAGAAGCGGTCAGGATGTTTCAGGCCTCCGCTGGGACTCGGTGAGCCTTGTCCACGAATACCTTCAAGTTACTCGCGCACCCGCTGCGTAATTCACCAGGAAGTCGCAGAATCGAAAGCAGGACGGCACGCTCGATCTTCTTCGTTGCTGTCGCCACCGGATCGGTTGCCACGTCGCAAATCTCGTTTTCAAGATCGGTGATCATGCGATTGATTGTCGGCACATACCATTCGACGTAACCGGGGCTTCGCTCTAAATCATCGATGAGCGACATCGTTTCCTTTTGCTGTTTCGGGTCAGACATTGGGTTGCATTTGTTTCGGTTTCTGAGTCGCGACGGCAGGATTCACGTTCGGGCCTTGCGCTCCCTGCATGGGAATCGCCATCGGCACAATACGCTTGTCGTAATCCTTCACGCCAAGGGCTTTTAGGATGTCTTGATATGCCGGCGCTGTCACGGCCTGAATCTCCGGCATTTGCTCGTAGAACGCATTGATCGTATCAATCACAGCTTGGGAGTTTGCAATCACCTGCTCGCCCTTGTAGCGAGAAAGGAAAATTGTCACGTCCATTTCCAAGTCCATCACGTCCTCCGGATTGATTTCAACCATCTGGCCGGCACCCTCTCCTCCTTGCTCATCTTCCTCGAAGTAGCGATAAACTTCCGCATCATCCAGGTTCGCGAACAGCGTGTGAACTTCCTTGCGGGTCAGGCATGTGATCCCGATTTCCAGTTCGTGAATGTACGACCCGAAGATTTCCTGCCCGCTCGCCTCGATGTTGCGAATACCGGTTGCCAGTTTCGTGCTGTCCAGTCCGGCAAGGTTGTTGTCGTTCGTGTTGGCGACTCCCGATTCGGCCATCGCCATCTGAATTTGCAGGTCGAGGATCTCGCGCAATCCTTCCATTTTGTTGTCGCGGAGATACACCGACTGCAAGCAATCCTCTGCGGTCTTGCCGTTTTTCAGCGTGTATGTTCCGCCCCAGTTCATTCGCAGGTTTGAGTCTGCCGCGCCTTCGATCGTGTTGAATGGTTGCCAGAAATCCACCCGGCCTTCTTTCGAGACGGCGTGATTCATGCGGTTGACGGTGACATCGGCGTATTCCTGCGCCTTGTCGAAAATCTCAAACGTGCCGATTCCATACCAGCGGCCAGGCACTTCGAGCGGACGAATGCACGTAAATGGGCGCTTGCCGTCGGGCGTGACGTTCTGAATGTAATCATAGAAAATCGGCGTGCCAGTTGCCTTGTCGATGACGAGCATAATATCCTCCATGATCCCGTCGCCGTTGCTGTCGTATTGCAGGTAACATTCGGCAATGCGAACCATGCTTGCGTAGCTTTCTTTTGACGATTGCTGCGTTGCATTGGAGATTGTCGGATCCACATTCTTTTCTCGATCAGTCGATTCGCCGGTTGTGGCGAGCGATGAAATGAGAGCGATTGCCTCTTTTGTTGCGGCGATTTTTTCAGCGGTTGCCGATCCTTCTGCATCAGCCTTCCGCCATTTATCGACAATTTCCATCATCGGCTTGTCGTACTGGTGAGCGACGAAATCTGCGGAATCGATCGTTTCCGCATCCAGGGGGCAAATGAAATCAAGAAAATGAACTGGTTTGCTTTTCGGGCCGTGGTAATACCGCTTTTTCCGCCAAATCAGTTTTTCCGCCCAAACCAAAGTCGCAGGCTGAATGACAGACGGGTCTTTTTTCAGGACAAACCCGCCGGTGTCAAAGGCCTCGCCAGTTTCGGCATTCTTGCCGATCTGCGGAATCCACAAATCCTCCTCGGTGACGACATCACCGGTGGACGTGAGAATATCATTCCCCATCTCGTCGGTAAGCACAGAAACCCATTGCTGATATGGGCGATCATCGGTGTCGTGAACTGTTTTCACTACGCATTCACCAAGCGCGAACGATCGATCGACGGCGCTATGGCCGACTCCAACCAGGCCGGATTTGTCCAGCTTGTATTGCGAGTATCGATTTGCCTTGTCTGCCTTCACGCGGTCAAGCAGTCCAACCGGTTCGGCAGAAAAGAATGGTTGCGTCGAAAAGAAATACGCATTCCCCCGCGCCGACATTTGCCGCCAGATGCGACGAGAAAGCGGAAAAACCAAGTTCGACTTCGAGAAAATCCCTCCGTCCAAAAAAGCGCGATATTCGACTTCATTGCGCGAAAGCATGTCGTATTTCACTCGCTTTCCAAGCCACGTCCGGTGAGCCAATCGCAAATTCTCGGAATTGGGTAATTCCGCCCCGCCTCCCATCAGTCCTCCCCACGTATTGTCCGTGATGAATTCATGCCCCATTTCGTTTTCGAGGGCTTTCATGCGCTTCATGGCGTGGTCGCACAATTCCTGCTCTTGCGTTCGATTCAGAACGTAGGCCGTAGGAAATGGCATCATCGGTGCATCAGCGGGAATCTCCGGTGCGTTTTCTTTTGCCGCATCTGCGACTCGTTTTTCTTGTTCTTCGGACATAATGGTTATTTCCAGTTAGGATCGTATTTGAGTGATTTCTTTGCTGCGTCTCGCGACACGTCGATGTATTTGTTCAGGTTCTCGATGTCCCGCTCCGTTGGAGCATCGAAATTGAATGTTCGGGATTTCAGGATATTCGAGAGGATTCGACCGGCCTGCTCGCGATACATTTTCGCCTGCGTGTCGGTCATCTGCACCTGCCCCTTGCCTGCTACCGGCGTGTATTTGTCGCTGGCTTCCGATGGTATGCCTTTCGCGTCAGGGTTCATTTGCTGATACTTCCAAAGCATCGAATCGACCTTTTTCACAATCACGGTGCCGGAGTCTGAAAAATCGAAAATACGGCTCAGTGAATTGCCGTGCTTCTGCATTTTCTCGCCGTAAATATCCACTTTCTCCTGGCGGATCCCGTATGGGAATATCGCAGACAGCAATTCTTCATCGAACGAATCCGCCGGCGAGCGGAAATACTCATCAGCCTCGCGGATCGGTTGCTTGATGAGGTTCGGCACTGCCATTGCGATTTTATCGGCGGTGAATTTTGACATGTTCTGCTCGCCCATGACAGTTCTGTAAGCGTCTCCCAATCCTTTGAGGAACGTCTTGTCGGATAGCTGATTCGCGAAGCTCGACAATGCGGTACTAATGGCATCGCCGCCCGACTGCCTGCCGCGCGAGGATTGTTTCAGTTCGCGCATGGTGTCGATCGTGGTCGCCAGAACCGTCGCGATTGGCTCGATACGTCCGTAGTGGAACACTCCGCGATTCCCGTTCGGCATCTTCCATGAAATCGAATAGGCATCGACCCCGAGGCGCTGGCCGAGTTCGCGAACGCCTTTCTTGGTGTCCTTGTATGGGCGCGACCCGGTGATGAGCAATGGTTTTTCCAGATCGTCGTCGTCACCCTCGCCAATGCCGAGCATGAAACCGGCAACGATTCCTCCGATCATCACGCGCGCCATGCGCTCGATTACTTCCGCTTGCGCCTTCTGCTTCTCGAACTTGTTCTTCACACCACGGCTTTGCGCGTAGAGCGTGGCAATGTCGATCAGGCTCAGGGGCGTGTATGTCATCGCCAGCGCCGTGATGTTGTATGGCACCTTCACGAACGGGAAGAACATCAGGCGGAGCATTGTTTTCCCGAGTTTCGCCGTCATGGTGTCCGACGCGCCGCTTTGGAGCATTCCTTGAGTCTTACCTACGAAGTTCCCAAACACTTCGCCGATCGTCCTGGTGTCGCGCGTCTTGCCCGTGGCGAAGTCCTTCTGCCCTGGCAGCGCGTTCGTGAACGTGCGGGTGTAGGCCTTGCTTGCCGCCATCTGCCATGCCAGCGAACCTGGGACATTGACGAGTTCCTTCATTTTCTCATCGAATTCAGGAGTGCCGGGTTTGATATTGGCAGCTCGACACAGGCGATACGCCATCGCTCCCACTTCCGTCATCGCATTGATCGTTTTAACGAATTCATCGGTGGCGAGCAGAACGCGCGTCGGAATGCGGATGAACCGCCCTTTTCTTCCGCTGATTGCCGTGCGGTGATACATGCCATGCCCTTCGAGGACGCTTTCGAGGTCGGGAGGAACACCGAGGATGTCCTGCTCGAAAAATGGCGTTTCCGCTCCAAACGAAGCGGCGAAGTTCGATCGAGCGCGGGACATCATCGGCCCCATCGCTTTCAGGATGTATTTCGTCTCGCCGAGACTCGCGTTCATCGGATTGTTCAGGAAGGAATTAAGAATCATTTCCGATCCGCGTCCGATTGTCGCATCGAACATGCCGTGAACCACGCTTGAGGCATTCACCATCATCGTTTGCAGGCCAGATAGCAGGGAGAAGTAATACCACTCCACACCCTTGTCGATTGCGTCAGCATCGACCGAGCGGATTGCATTGGCGATCAGGTGAACGTGGACGCGATCGGTGATGTCAAACCGGTAGGATTCCAGCGGTTTCCCAGATTCCACGACTTCCTTGACGCTTGTGCCGTATTTCGCGAGAATGGTTTTGATTTTCGCGAGCATGACATCTGCCTTGGCGCGCTTCTCGCCGGTCAGCGTTTCGACCTTGGCCGTCGCCGCAGTTGCATCGATGAGTGCTTGTGATGTCTGCTTGATTTCCGCCAGGTCTTTCGGGTCGAACGTGTAACTCAGAAGTCCACTGGTGAATTCTGGACGCGACCAGTTCACTTTTTCCG